AATCTACTACAGCGCGTATTTATAATCCATCTACGGATACTACAACTACTCCTAGCGGTTCCTATCCTGGTAGTACAGCATTTTTTGGAGGAGTACTATTACCAGACGGACGAGTATTTATTGTGCCTAACAATAGCACAACTGCTAGAATTTACGACCCAGTAACAAACACACTATCAACACCAGTAGGAACATATGCTGGCAACGGAGCATTTAGAGGAGCAGTATTATTACCAGACGGACGAGTATTCCTAGTTCCTAGTGTTAGCACTAGTGCTAGAATTTATGATCCAGTAACTAATACATTGACTACTCCTAACGGTTCATATCCAGGAGGTAGTGCGTTTAGAGGAGGAGTACTATTACCAGACGGAACAGTATTCTGCATCCCATCTAATAGTACAACTTCTCGCATATACAATCCTGTTAGCGATACAGTATCTACTCCAAACGGATCATATGCTGGTAGTAGTGCATTTAACGGAGGAGTTTTGCTACCTAATGGTAAAATATACTGCATACCATACAATAGCACCACTGCTAGAGTTTATGATCCAGTAACTAACACGCTATCTACGCCATCAGGCTCTAATACTGGTACTAATCTTTTTGCTGGTGGAACAGTACTGTTTAATGGTAAAGTTTTTCATGTTCCAAATTCGAGCAATACTGCCAAACTCTATGGAGGAAATACTGGGTTCGATTCAAATATAAGTCTTTCTGCATACTATAATAAATACTAAGGAGTTAAATATGAAAACATATGTACAAGATAATAAAGTAGCTATGGTAACTATCGTAGGAGATACTCATTATGTAGTATCTGTTTTTGCTTCTTTTGAAGCTATGCTATCATCTCAAGAGCCTATTCAGACTCATACTTTGCCAGTTCCAGTAGATTATCAAGCTATAGAGGCCCTATTGGCGGGATGGACAGAGGTAGAAAGAGACGATAATACTTGGGAGATCGTATAATTAAAATTGGTGTATAATATATTGCTTTATAATAAACGAGGTAATATATGAATATTAGAGAAAGATTAGAAATTAGAGCTTTGATAAATTTAATCATATCTGTAGTTGAAAGACTAGTAAGTATTGTTGAGAAATTTTTACCTAAACAGCCAAGTAATAATCCTAAACCCTCTCCAAGTCCTGTTAGGCCACACCGCCCAAAACCATTGAAAACAGTAGTAGATACTATAAATAATATAGTTCCACTACCATGGAGAAAATAAATGAATAAAATTATTGCACTACTATTAGTATCATCTATTTTTACAGCTAGTGGATACTACGGTTCGACAACCGCTCCAGTAACATTGGCTGGAGGTATTATTAAATCCAAATCAGTAGTAGAGATCACAAAAAAATATAAAAGAAAAGACTGTCCAGTGTGCAAAGGTGTCGGCTGGTATATGAGTGGAGATAAAATTAAAAAAATAGAGTGTACATACTGTGAAGCAGATAAAGGGTCTGGTTCGATCTCTGTTGGAGAAATCATATCTATTAACCCAATCATTCAGTCTCCCAAAATTATTAATAGTTGTCCTAATAATCAGTGTCCACCAAAATCAATTCTTAGGAGATAGTTAATGGCTAATAATGATAAGCTTAAACTAATTGCTCTTAAAGTACTCAATAAAACATCTTTAAATAAAGACGACAAGTATGGCTTTGCTGTGATCACAATATTAATGATGATCAGTGTCATCCTTACCTGTATCAGAATTATACAAGAATGTAATAAAAATAAACTATCAAAAGACTGTTCATTAGAAGATAAATACTCATTATATGGAAAAGAAATAAAAGAATATAGTTTTCGTCAGGGGTGGTTTACGAAAATGCGTATTAAAAAAATACTCAGAAGAGAAATGAAACCAGAAGATTATGCAAAATATAGTCTGAGTATACTGTCGGCATTATTAAATACAGGAGAAACCCTCACGGATGATGAAATTCAAACCCTAGTGGAGGCAGCAAATGTTTAGTATTTTAGTGTGGTGTGTATATGGTTTGTTTGTAGGTTCTATAGCTAAAAGTTTAGTCCCAGGAGAAGAAAACTTTGGTTTTGCTAAAACTGTGGCTTTAGGAGTAGCGGGTTCTTATATGGGAGGAGCTATCCTTTATTTAATAGGACAATACGAGGCAGTATCTCCTGCTGGCATTTTTATGGGAGTGGCAGGAGCGGTCGTAGCACTAGTTTTGTATAACAAACTCGTACAAAAATGACCTTGCCAGTTCTTATGATTTCTGGTATTATATGGAATCATGAGACCAAACTGGACCAATTACTTTCTAGGACTAGCTAAAGTTGTATCTCAACGCAGTCATGATACGCATACTCAACACGGATGCGTAATTACTGATCAAAATAATAGGATTTTAGGGGTAGGATATAATGGATTTCCAAAAGGGGTTGACGATAATAAACTTCCTACTGATCGTCCAGATAAATATTTTTGGATGGTTCATAGCGAACGAAACGCCCTGTCTAACTGTGTAATTAGACCGGATAATGGAATAGCATATGTTACAGGTCAATGTTGTAATGATTGTATAGTTGCTTTGTGGCAAGAAGGAATTAAAAAAGTATATATGATTGATGATCATGGGACCCATTTATTTGATAAAGAAGCAAAAAAAAGATTTGACTTATTTATCTCAATGAGTAAAATGGAAATCCACAAAATCAAACCAGATCTTGAATGGTTACAAAATTTGTGTGGTGTATTATGATACTACACATGAACTTAAGCTTTATAAGACTCATTAACAATAAGAATAAATAATCATGATTTTTCAAGAACAAATTACTAGAAAGCCAGACCATTATCCTTGGACTCAAGATTTTATTGAGGCTATGCATAATGGTTTTTGGACAGACAGAGAGTTTAATTTTCAAAGCGATATACAAGATTTCAGAGTAAATCTAACCGAACAAGAAAGACAAATTATTATCAGAGCCCTATCTACTATAGGTCAGTTAGAAATTTCAGTTAAAAGGTTTTGGGCCAAGTTAGGAGACAATCTGCCACACCCATCCCTAAATGATATGGGATATGTCATGGCTAATGTAGAAGTTATCCATGGAGATGCTTATGAAAGGCTATTAGAGGTACTAGGAATAGAAGATAGTTTTGATGAGATTTTAAAATTGGATATTATTCAAGGTAGAGTTAATTATCTCAGAAAACATTTACATAAATTTCATACAGATAATAAAAAACAATTTATTTATTCGTTGATCTTATTTACGTTATTCGTTGAGAATATAGCTCTCTTTTCACAGTTTTATACTATTGGCTGGTTTGGTAGATATAAAAATCTTCTTAAAGATACGAATAAACAAGTAGAGTATACTTCCAGAGAAGAGAATCTACATGCTATGATAGGTATTAAAATTATAAATACTATTAAAAGCGAACACCCAGAATTATTTGATCAAGAGCTTCAAGATAAAATAGAACATGAGGCCAAAGATGCAGTTAAATATGAATGCCAAATTGTAGAATGGATAGTTAATGGTTATACTCATGAGAAATTAAATTCTGATCTATTAAAAGAGTTTATTAAAAACAGAATGAATGATTCACTTAAACAAATAGGATACAACGCTATTTTTGATGTGGATCAAGAGATAATATCAAAAACAACATGGTTTGATGAACAGGTATTAGGAAATAATATGTCAGACTTTTTCCATTCGAGACCGGTGGAATACGCAAAATCTGCACAAAGCTTTGATATAGACGACTTATTTAATTAGAATGGAAATTTAGAAAAATGCATAAGAGATACTATTGGCTAAATTCTCATAGTCGTATTTTCTTAGAAAGAGGATATTTAAAAGAGGGGATTTCACCGGAAGTTAGAATAAGACAAATAAGCGAAGCCGCAGAAAAAATTCTGAATATTCAAGGATTTGCTGATAAGTTTGAAGACTACATGAGTAAAGGCTTTTATTCATTAGCCACTCCGGTATGGACAAATTTTGGTAATGATAGAGGTTTGCCGGTTTCGTGTTTTAATTCTTATCTATCTGATACTATGGATAGTATTTTAACAAAAGTAGCAGAAGTTGGTATGATGAGCAAACTTGGTGGTGGAACTAGCGGATATTTTGGAGATCTTAGACAAAGAGGTGCTCCTATTAGTGTTGGAGGAGAATCTAGTGGTCCTGTTCATTTTATGGAAATGTTTGATAAAATAGCAGAGGTGGTTTCCCAAGGATCGGCCCGTAGAGGATCTTTTGCAGCATACCTACCGGTAGAGCATCCAGATATTGAAGAATTTTTAAAAATCAGATCTGAGGGCCATAGCATTCAAAGTATGAGTATTGGTGTTACTATTACTGATAATTGGATGAAAAGTATGATTCAAGGAGATAAAGATAAGAGAAAAATTTGGGCTAAAATTATACAAAAACGTTTTGAAACTGGTTATCCTTATATTATGTTTAAGGATACAGTTAATAATAATAGTCCAAAAGTATACAGAGACAAAAATCTAACTATTTATAGTAGTAATCTTTGTAGTGAAATAGCATTAGCATCTGATGAAAATAATTCATTTGTTTGTGTTTTATCATCAATTAATCTATTACACTGGGATGAGATACAAAATACAGACGCTATACAAACTCTAATATATTTCTTAGACGCTGTTAATGAGGAATTTGTTAATAAGACGCAAAATATTAAATTCATGGAAACAGCGCACAACTTTGCTAAAACACAAAGAGCATTAGGTATGGGTGTGTTGGGATGGCATTCTTTTTTACAGTCAAAAAATATAGCTTTCGAGTCTATGATGGCTAAATCACTAAATGTTCAGATTTGGAAAACAATCAGAGAAAGAGCGGATCAAGCATCTGAGGAGTTGTCCAAACTATTTGGTGAACCAGAAATACTAAAGGGTTATGGTCGTAGAAACGTCACCACGCTAGCTGTGGCTCCTACTACGAGCAGTTCTTTTATTTTAGGACAAGTCAGCCCATCTGTAGAACCTTTAAATTCTAATTATTTTGTAAAAAAATTAGCTAAAGGCAGCTTTACATACAAAAACCCTTACCTCAAACAAGTATTAAAAAATAAAAATGAAGATAACGAAAATACTTGGAAGAGCATCCTAGTAAGAGGAGGCTCTGTACAACATTTAGATTTTCTTTCGCAAGAAGACAAAGATGTTTTTAAAACTTTTGGAGAACTAAGCCAAAAGGAAATAGTCATTCAAAATATACAAAGACAGAAATATATAGATCAAGCGATTTCATTAAACTTAATGATTCCACCTAATTGTCCAGCAAAAGAAGTAAATGAATTAATAATATATGGATGGGAAAATGGTATTAAAAGTTTCTACTATCAAAGATCTTCTAATCCTGCACAGGAATTAGTAAGAAATATTTTAACTTGCAGCAGTTGTGAATCTTAAGGAGAAAAAATGAGTAATATATTTAAGGACCAAATTAATTTTATGTTGGCTTGTGATCAAACAGTATGTGAATGGAATGAAAAACAACTAGAGATGTATCATACTTTAATTAAAGAAGAAACCAAGGAACTTCAAGAAGCATTTGAGAACAATGATAAGGTTGAAATTTTAGACGCTTTGATAGACATTATTGTTGTTACTGCCGGAGCTATTAATAGCATGGGCTCCAATGGAGAAGGAGCTTGGGACGAAGTAATGAAGACAAATTTTGCAAAAATTGATCCAGAAACAGGTAAGGTTAAGAAGAGGGAGGACGGCAAAGTATTAAAGCCGAATAATTGGCAGCCGCCGAATTTAAAACCATTTGTATTATAGGGTATGGTGTATATCATTAGTATAATTGGTAAAGATATACACAACTCTATAGCAAAGGGTAACATTTGAGAAAAAATAATAAAAACCTCAAAAAGAAAAATAAGACTATCGATGCTACCAATGAACTCAATGTACCACAAGCTTATAGGAATAGATTAAAACCTAGAACTGAAAATCAAAAAGAATATATTAGAACAGTAGCTGAAAATAGTATCACTTTTTGCCAAGGCGTTGCTGGATCAGGCAAAACACACATTGCCGTAGGTATGGCTCTAGAATATTTGTTAGATGATAAAGTAAAAAAAATAATTATAACTAGACCAGTTGTTGAATCTGGAGAAAAAATAGGATATTTACCAGGAACAGCAGAAGAAAAATTACACCCTTATCTATTACCACTACTAGATGAAGTTCATCATTTTATATCTGCTGCACAGTATAATAGTCTAAAAACAAATAATAAAATTGAAATAGTACCTTTGGGGCTTATGAGAGGACGCAATTTCCATAATGCTTTTATAGTAGCCGATGAGTGTCAGAATGCTTCTTATGATCAGATTAAAATGTTATTAACTCGTATAGGAAATAACAGTAAGATGGTTTTAACAGGAGATACTAGTCAATCAGATCTCATTAGACACATGCAGGGAGGCTTCTATAATATGACACAGGCTCTTACAAATTTAGAAGGTATAGGTATAACAAAACTAGACTTTTCTGATATTGTTAGACATCCTATTATAGGAAAAATTATTGCACGACTAGATAACTACGAAAATGAAGATAGAAAATAGTAAATGTCTTGTACTTAATGCCGACTATTCTCCATTAGGAGTAGTTAGTTGGAGGAAAGCTTTGGTATGGTCTATGTTAGATGAACAAGACTGTACTATTGGTATAGAAATTATACATTTTTATCAAAACGATTTTATTAATGGTACTAATAATAAAAAGTATTTAATACCAGCAGTAATTAAAACAATTAAATATTATAAATTGTATAATCATAATGTTAATTTTTCTAGAAAAAATTTATTTATAAGAGATAATTATTCCTGTCAATATTGTGGAATAAAACAAAATCTAAATAAATTGACATATGATCATGTTATTCCGAAGTCTTTATGGAAAGATAAAAAGTGTTCACCTACTAGTTGGACAAATATCGTAACAGCTTGTGTTGAATGTAATCGTAAAAAAGGTAATAAAACACCACAACAAGCCAATATGCTATTGATAAACAACCCTATAGTACCAAAAAAAAATTCAAAATACTTGCCGATCACCAATTTCCTACTTAATATAAGAAGAAATATCCCAGAGGAGTGGTCCACATATTTACCAGAAATATATCACGACCCAAATTATAATGCCAACATACACATATATATGCAATGATTGTTCCTGCAAATTTGAGCTATTTTTTTATATCAAAGATTATGAGCCAAAACCCAAATGTATCAAATGTCTAGGTAAGCACACAGAAAGATCATATACAGACGATCTGTCAGGACTAAACGCTTCTGTTAAAAAATCAGATGACGAACTTAAAACCATAGGGGATTTAGCTAATAGGAATAGAGATAAATTAAGTGAAGATCATAAGCAAGAACTTTATAATAAACATAATTCTTATAAAGATAAAGAGAGCAAACAAGAGCTTCCCACAGGAATGAAAAGACTCCAAAAACAACCCAAGATACAATGGTATGATAAATGACAAACTCTATAGAAGATGATGACAATTTTAAAAACTTAATTAAAAAATTTCTAGAAGATGTACAGAGCGGAGCTATTAAAGACAATAATCAATTTTATAAAGACTCAGTACCAGATGATACTCCTCAGAAAAAAATAGACTGTCCACATGAGCTATTATTCACCATAAGTGCCACAGCTATGGAGCAAAACGACAAAGGAGAAGCAGTTTCTACTAGGGAGATTTGCACAAAAAACTATCACATTCCTGTGCCAATAGACAAAGATTATAATAAGTTCATGACAACCTTTTTCGAATATCTAGAAGCCAAGCTTTTAGAATCTGTAAACCACGCATATAATAACGAGGAGAGTAATAATGGATGATTTTATTTTTGAACAAAAAAGAAATACGGATGTTGAAACAGAAGGTAAAAACGAATACTATTCTGTTGTAGGCAGTGAAGAGTTTCTTGATAAAAATAATAACCCAAGAGTTGCGTCAGAAAACGACCCCAGAGTTCTTGCTAAAAAAATATTTAGAGATGATGGCTCATATAGAATGTCTATAAAGCTTAACAACACAGGAAAAATGCAAAATCCATTGTCTATTTATGGAGCAGAAAAACAAACAACATTTCTAGATAGAGTATGTAGATCACAAAATAAATTCAAAGAAGTAAATATGAAAGTATTTGATTTATACGTTCAGTTTCTAAGAACAAAAAATATAGCTTACTTACACAATGCAGAAAGAGAGGCTCAATAATGGCAAAGCTTAATAAAACTCAGATATATGCTATTTGCTGGTTAAATAGTCAGAATACGAAAACCCCCAAGATTGCAGAAGAACTAGGTATTTTAGAAAATGATGTAATCAAAACGATAGAAAAAAACAGTAGATCCAAAACCGACGAGGCAGATAAAGTAAAAACTACTAAATCATCGGCAGCTAATAGATCACAAAACCTTATGATAAGAGAAACAGCCCAAAAGAAAACTAATAATGTTTCTATTATGACAGGTGAGGCTTCTATGATGAATGATGAACTGATGAAGAATATCAAGGCCCATAACCCAAATACAGAAAAAAATATTTTTAGACCCAATTCAAATGGAAAAAAGAAATAATTACATCTCTAAATATTCTAATGGTAAAACAGTATCAGAGGCTCAGTATATTACTGAGATAGTTTGTGAAAATAAAGCGAAAATAGACAAGTGCGATTTACACTATAGATTTTGGGTATCAAAAAAATGGTCTCTTTATTATAGAAACCAAATAGCTACCGCCCATAAGCTATTAGCAAAATATAGTTGTCAGGCGATTATATCAGCTCTTAGAGACAAGAAAGCTGAAAGAATATATTCGTTGCGAGCGCCCCATCTTCCTGCTATTATTGAAGAACATCAGACCAGGATATCCGCCGAAAATACCAATCTCACAATAGACATAGATCGTAGCGAACAAAAAACACACAGAAAAGATATAATTAAACAAAGTGTTATATCTAAATTAAAGGAACTAGAATAATGGCTCTTAAGGAAGATGTTAAGAAAAATTTTGGTGATAATGTTATGTTAACAGCAAACGCTGTTATTGACAAGTCATTGATAACAATCCCTGTTAGTCCAGCATTAGATATTGTTCTAAATGGTGGCATCCCAGAAGGAAGTTTTGTTATTTTTACTGGTCAACCCAAATGCGGGAAAACCACAACATCCTTAGACTTCTGCGCTACTGCACAAAAGAAAGAATATGCCCACGGCTCCTTTAAAGACGGTAGAGAAGTGTACTATCTAAATATCGAGGGTAGATTGAAAAAAAGAGATCTAGAAGGAATACCAGGATTAAATCTAGAAAAATTCAATATTATTGGATCTCAAGAAGGTAAAATCCTACATGCAGAAGAATATCTCCAAATTGGAGAAAGAATTATTAATGAAATTCCTGGATCAGTAGTTATTATAGACTCTTACTCTGCTCTATGCACAGAAGCTGAAATTACTAGCGATATGGATAAGATGCAAAGAGCAGACGGAGCCAAGCTATTGGCTAAGTTTTGCAGGAAAGTGTCTAACGTTATTCCTGTTAATAGGAATGTGGTTATAGGCATTACTCACCAAATGGGTAATCCGGGCATGGGTCATAGTGAGTGGAAAGAAAAGAGTGGTCAGGCTATTGCTTATCAAACAGATATTAAAATTAAAGCCAACTATTTTAGTCCTTGGAATTTAAGTACAGACAGTCCACAGATTGGCCAAGAAGTACATTGGCAAGTAATGTGTTCTGCTCTAGGTGCTCCTGGTGGTAAAATCACAAGCTATATTAGATATGGTCAAGGTATTGATAAACAGATGGAACTATTGACACTGGCTGTAGATTTGGGTCTTGTATCTAAGGGGGGCGCATGGTATACTATGTCATCTGTGGAGGACAAGCCAAAATTCCAGGGTCTTGAGAAAACAAGACAGTATCTAGTTGACCATCCAGAAGTTTATGACGATTTATGGACAAAAGTTAAGGATATTATGGGTATCAAATGCAAGTAAAAGATTTGGATGGTAATTCTTATAATTGGCAATTAATCGGTAATATATCACATGGGTCTATTCAAAATAAATCTAGCTTACATTTACAGGCTAGAGATTTGATCCATGTTTGTTTTCCTACATTACAAGTATTGGAAGAAGTTCCCGTCAATATAAGAAGATCAGAAACTCTTTATTTAGACTTTTATTTACCCCTTATTAAAAAATGCATAGAGGTTCATGGAGAGCAGCATTATAAATTTAGTAAATTTTTTCATAATACTCCACTCGGTTTTATAAAACATAAAAAGAGAGATCAAGAAAAAAAAGAGTGGTGTGAACTAAATGGTATTGAGCATATAGAACTACCATTTGATCAAATAAGTCAATGGGAAATAAGGATTAAAAATGAACACTAAAGAACAAGTAAATGAGTGGGACCGTGTTCTTGACGAGTACGAGCAAGGACTCGGATTGGGATTATACAAATCTGATGTTTTCTCTGAAACAGAATTAAATGGATATTTCCAAATGAGTCGAGATGAACTAGAAAAAACAACACCAGAAGTATGCGGAGAAATAGCTTATAGATTGGGTCAGTTTGCTTTTCATATGCAAAGATCTCTCAATAGGGAGTTATCGAGAGTTAATTGGGCCGAAGAAACAATTAAAGAAACTATTGCCGAAGAAATTAATAACTATAAAGGGTATGGTTATATTGAAAAGTCTTCACAAGCCATAAAAAATAATGAAAAAGCTACAGCATTAAATAAAATAAAAAAATATGCTAAACAAAGAAGTGATAGACTTCAATATTTGGCTAATAGTATAAAACATTTATCGGATATTATGTTATCTATTCAGAAAACAAAGGTGAAACATGGATCTCAATGAGTTATCGAATAATCCAGAACAGATTAAACAATTAATAAGCTTGCTACAAGCACTTTTACCAAAAAATAATTCTGAAGAAGCAGAAGAACCTGAAGAATTTGTAAGTCCCATAAGAACAAAAAGCTCAAGACAATTTCACAAGCAAAATTCAGAAAAAAATAAATTTTTAGACATGCCAGAAAAAGATATGTTTAAAGAAGATTCTAGAATAGATAAAATGCTTAATAAGCATCCTCCTGTTAGTAGAACCCGTCAATTCTCTACTATCGAGGTTGTTTGTCGTGTATGTGGAAGAAAAGAAACTATAAGTCCCGGCCTTGCGGGAGAGTCTCCAAAAAGATATAAGTGTAATAACTGTTCTACGTCCCCAGGGTGAAAAATGATTTTATGTGATCCTTCGGCAGAAAGAGCCGTTCTTAGTGGTATTATACAATACGGTGACCAAGCTTTTCTGGATATTAGCGATCTTATCCAAGACTCTGTCTTTACTATAGATAGTAACCAAATCATATATAAGTGTTTAAAACATATATGTGAAAAGAATCAACCTAAAAATGCTATAGATATAGCTTCAATATATTCTGCTGCACAGGAACTTAATTTAGATCAAGTTCTAAACAAAAAGGAAGAGGCACAGCATCTAAAAGCTGTAAAAGATTTTCCTGTAAATATTGAAAATATCAGAAAATTTGCAGTTAAAATCAAAAAACTAGAAATAGCAAGATCCTTATACAAGGAACTAGAAAAAACCCAGGAAAAACTATTAGACGTTAACGGATCAGAATCTATATCTTCTATTTTGGGAGTTGCAGAAGATGCTGTATTCGGTTTTGCATCATCATTAAACAATGATAATGATAACGCCCCATCTGCTATAGGAAATAATATAGAAGAATATGTAGATTTTTTATCCAAAAATAAAATTGATCAGGTTGGGATATCTACGGGTTTTCCTGTATATGACCAAGCAATCGGAGGAGGTCTGAGAAAAGGAACAGTTAATGTAATAGGAGCAAGACCCAAAGTAGGTAAAACATTATTATCAGATAATATGGGTTTTTATATAGCGAATAAACTAAAAATTCCAGTATTGAATATGGATACCGAAATGACAAAAGAAGATCATATTCATAGACTTTTAGCTATGAGCACAGAAATAGAACTATCGTCTATAGAAACTGGCAAATTTACAGAGTCTCCTATACATACAAAAAAAATAGAAGAAATGGCTCAAGAACTAAAAAACACTCCTCTATACCATAAAGTAATAGCCGGCAAACCATTTGATGAACAGTTATCTATTATGCGTAGATGGCTTGTAAAAGAAGTAGGACTAAACGATGATGGGACAGCAAAAGACTGTGTTATATTTTATGACTATTTAAAGCTAATGGATTCCGCCGGTATGTCTCAGGACATGAAAGAATACCAAGTACTAGGCTTTATGATGACAGCCTTGCATAATTTTGCTGTTAAGTATAAAGTTCCTATTATGGCGTTTATTCAGCTTAATAGAGACGGCATAACAAAAGAAAGCACAGATTCAGCTAGTGGTTCAGATAGAATCATATGGTTGTGTAGTAATTTTTCTATATTCAAAAGAAAATCTGATGAAGAAATAGCTGAGGACGGGGGAAAATCTGGCAATAGAAAACTTATTCCTCTTATTAGTAGACACGGAGGAGGATTAGACGATAATGATTATATTAACTGTTCTATGAAAGGTTGGTGTGCAAAAATTACTGAGGGTAGAACAAAGTTGGAAACCATGAACAATTTTGATAATAATAAGAATGGATTTATAATAAATGAAAACAGCTCTACAGATGAAAAAGAAATCCCCTTCGTATGATCAGCTACAGCTTAAGATCATATCAGATAAGCTGTGTGATAATATACAAGAAGTATTAGAGACTTTGGGTATCTCTGAATATAGAAATTTTGATAAAATGGTAACTATGAGCTGTCCTATACACGGAGGAGACAATGAATCCGCACTCAACCTATATCATCAAGGAGATTCGTATAGAGGTAACTGGAAATGCAGAACACATCAGTGCGAAGAAACTTTTAAGTCTTCTATTATAGGTTTTATAAGAGGCTGCTTATCACATAATCAACATAATTGGTCTAAAGCAGGAGATCCTACTTGCTCATTTTCTCAAGCCTTAGAATTTATTAAAGAATTCCTAAATCAAGAACCATCTAGTATAAAAATATCTCAAAAAACTAGAGAAAAAATATCTTTTGTTAATACTGTTAAATATATTAACACAAACAATCAAGACAATATAGCTATAATTGATAAGAATATTATTAAAAACAATCTTAATATACCATCTAAATATTTTTTAGATAGAGGTTATAGTAAAGAGATTTTATTAAAATATGATGTTGGAGAATGTAGTAAGTCTGGTAAAGAAATGAGTGACAGGGCGGTGGTGCCTATTTATGATAACGAGTATAAATACATGGTGGGATGTACCGGTCGTAGCATATATGAAAAGTGTAATCAATGTGGATACCATCATGATGACAAAGTCGGTTGTCCAGACAAAGATAAGGCTTGGTTATTTTCTAAATGGAGACACAGCACAGGATTTAAAACCCAAGAATATTTATACAATTTTTGGTATGCTAAAAAACATATAGAAAAAACCAAAACCGTTGTTCTAGTGGAAAGTCCGGGTAATGTATGGAGACTAGAAGAAGCCGGAATACATAATTCATTAGCTATGTTTGGGTCTTCATTAGGAGATAGACAAAAAATGCTGTTAGACATATCAGGAGCTATGACTATAATTACGATTATGGATAATGACGACGCTGGCCGCAAAGCTTCCAAACAGATTATAAAAAAATGTGAAAAAACCTACAACATCAAAGAAATTCAAATAGAGTATCCGGACATAGGTTCTATGACAGTAGACCAAATTCAACAAGATATTGTGAAACTTATAGAAAAGGCCCACAAATGATTATAGGTATCTCGGGAAAAAAACAATCGGGTAAAACCACATCTGGTAATTTTATTTTATCTCTTGTTATGGCTAATACAGATATATCGCAATCTATTGATATAGATGATCAAGGAAGAATAGTAGTATCTGATCTTTTGGGGGATAAAAATTATGAAGGTATCTTTGACACCCAGGCCCTTCATAAAAATGATTATATTATACAAAAAGTACTAGAGAAACTAAATCCTTTAATCAGACTATATAGCTTTGCAGACATACTAAAGAAAGAGATTTGTATAAAATTACTAGGTTTAACTTATAATCAGTGCTATGGTTCCGATGAAGATAAAAATACTATGACAGATGTTTTAGATCCCACTCTATTAAAGCCGATGAATGCTCGTGACGTAATGCAATATGTAGGTACGGATCTTTTTAGAAAAATGAGACCTAATGTTTGGGTAGATGCTACGCTAAATCAAATTCAAGAAGACAAACCCAAAATAGCTATTATCACAGATTGTAGATTTCCTAATGAGGTAGACTCTATAAAAAATAAGGGGGGTAAAATTATCAGACTTACAAGAGATCTATATAATTCTACACATATAAGTGAAAAAATCTTAGATCAAGATAATTATGATTGGTCAAATTTTGATTATATAATACATAATGAAAAAATGAATATATATGATCAATGCATAGATATACAAAATATTTTAAAAGAGGTGATCACATTATAATTACATATTTTAGAAGTTCTAGCTATAATACTCACAGTATGTGTGAGCAACAATTTTTTGCAGAGTACGTTCTTGGATGGAGAGGTCCAAGTGGACAAAAAGCTGATAAAGGAACTATTTGTCATAAAGTTTTAGAAATTTTAGCAGTACTAAAACAGGGTTTACAGAATAATCAAGAATTTATAGAAGATGATATCTTAGGAAAATTAAATACTCATACATATAGTCTAGATAGTATTATTGAAAAAGTATATAAGCACTATTCAACAGCCAATAGTCATCATAAATGGTCTACTAAAGACTACAAAGATTGTCATACCTGGGTTTATAAAGCATTAACATTCAATAATGGTATGTTTGATCCCAGAAATTGTGAGATATTGCAACCAGAGCAACATTTTGATATTACTATAAAAAAACCTTGGGCAGCATATTCTTATGATATGGAAGATAACACTAAGCTAGAGGGTTATTTAGCCATCAAAGGAACTATAGACCTAATTACTAAAATAGACGATAATACATTAGAGATAGTAGATTATAAAACAGGAAAGCGTTTAGACTGGGCGACTGGAGAAGAAAAGACCCAAGAAAAACTTGAAAAAGATCCCCAACTTCGTATTTATCATTATGCTGTAAGTAATCTATATCCAGAAATAGATCATGTTATTTTTACTATATATTTTATTAATGACGGTGGACCTTTTAGTATTTGTTTCGATAAGTCTGATCTTCCCAAAACAGAAGATATGTTAAGACAAAAATTTGAAATAGTGAAAAATACCAAAAAACCAAGATTGACAAAAAGCTGGATGTGTAGTAAACTATGTCACTTCGGCAAAACAACGTTCGACAATACTAGTATACAACCTAAAATTGAATATCGTGAAAATCAAAACTGTTCTTTGGGATCCACAATGACAAAATGTGAACAAATAAAACACGACATTGAACTTAATGGTATAGATGAAATAACAAGAACATACAAACACCATTCCCATGTTATTGGCAAATATAAGGCTCCAGGAAGCGTAGAATGAAGAATTATTCTGTATTACATTGTCATTCTCATTTCTCTCTATTGGATGGGTTGTCTAAGCCTTCTCAAATAGCTGCTAGGTGTCAAGAGATAGGCGTAAGAAGCTGCGCTATTACTGACCACGGAACCATATCGGGATCTGTTCAATTTTATCAGGAAATGGTTAAGAATAATATTAAACCGATAATAGGTTGTGAGCTATATATATGCAATCAGGATAGTCATATCAAAACAAAAGAAAATAGCAACCTTAGTCATTTTATAGTATTAGCCAAAAATCTTGATGGTTGGAAAAATCTAATCAATATAGTTTCAGAATCTAATAATTCAGAAAATTTTTACCATAAGCCAAGATTAGACTTTAAGAAATTAAAGAATCTGATAAACAATAATAAAAACATAATTGGTTTTTGTGGACACTTAGGGTCTTGTTTATCTGATCTTATAGAAGAGAATCCAAATGACTATTTAAATAAGTCTATAGACTTTATCGCAGAAATGAAAGAAATTTTTGGCGATGACAATTTTTTCTTAGAAGCACAACTTATGGATATGGAATATAATCATAAGCAAATTGAAATAACAGACATCATAAGAAATCTTGGTAAAAAAACAAATACCAAAATTATATGCACCCCAGACGCCCATTATGCAAAACAGGAGGATGCTGTTGATCAAAGAATCTTATTGTGTAACAACCTTAAAACTACACTCGTAAATATCAACAAAAAAATACTTAATAATGAAAGTATTGCTATGGAGTGTTTTTTTAAATCAGACAATTACTATATAATTAGCCCGGATAGAATGGCCGAATTACATACTCAAGAGGAAATAGAAAATACTCTACTTATAGATAGCATGTGTGAGGAATATAGTATTCTTAATAAACCAACACTACCAGTATTCGATTGTCCGAATAATCTCTCTCCTGATGAGTATCTTAGAGAACTATGTCGCGTAGGATGGAAACAAAAAATTATAAACAATATAAGTATTGAAGATCAGCCAGTATATGTAGATAGGGTAAAATACGAACTAGAGGTTCTACAAGGAGCTGGATTATCCAGTTATTTTCTAATTGTACAAGATATTGTCAACAAAGTCAGGGAGGAGGGTTGGCTACCCGGTCCAGGCAGAGGCTCTGCTGCTGGTTCTCTGGTCTCTTTTTTAATTGGTATAACATCCATAGACCCTATCAAGTACAATTTAATTTTCGAAAGATTCTACAATTCTGGTAGAAATACAAAAGACCGAATTTCCATGCCAGATATTGATGTGGACGTACCTATTAATAAAAGAGAACAAATTATAGAGTATATAAAAAATAAATACGGCTTAAATAATGTTTCTCAAATGATAACATATAATACTATGAAGGGTAGGGGAGCTTTAAAAGAAGTTTTAAGGGTATATGATAATATAAGTTTTGAAGAAATGAATAGAATTACCAAAAATATTCCTGATGAAGCTAAAATAGCCGATGAACTACAGGAAATGAAAGAAGATACCGGAGAAGCCAGTATTATACGATGGGCGTTAGAAAATAGTGTTGACAAACTCAAAGAGTGGTGCTATCTCAATGAAGATGGCTCTTTGTCTGGGCCTCTCGCTAAAAGATTCGAGCAGGCTATACGTTTAGAAGGAACCAAATCTAATCAGTCTAAACATGCTGCTGGTGTGGTTATAAGCTTAGAAGACTTATCAAAAGTTTGTCCTATGGTATATGATGCTAGAAATCACCAAAAAATAGCAGGACTCGAAATGCAAGACTTAGAAGCTTTAGGGGTAATTAAATTTGATATCCTAGGAGTAGCAATGCTCGACAAGGTAATGAGTATATCAGAAACATTAAGAACGGAGAATTACAATGAATAAAAACTTTAGTGAGGTTGCAGTAGGTGCTAATTTTTTTGCAGATGGTATAGAGTATACTAAGACAGACACAGTTAGAATTAGTTGCTGTCAGTCTATCAATGCTCATATAAAGGGAGATCCTAATAATAGAAAATTTTTCCAAGACTCAACAACGGTGACAGTTAATGCCTAATTTCCAAAAAATTTGTGTGTTCGATCTAGAAACTGATGGTGCTAATCCAGATATTTGTAGTCCTGTTCAGATAGCCTCTTTGATTGTAGATCCTATTAAATTAGAAATTATCAAAGATTCCGAATTCAATATTAATCTTAAACCAGAAGCCCTTGAGAAAGACGAGAATTATGACTATCACGATAGTGATGTGCTAGATTTTCATGCAAAAGTTAGAAATTGTTCTAAGGCTTCTATATTGGATTCTTGGAAAAAATATCAAAAACAAGAACAGGGATGGAATATGTTCGTTAAATATTTGGAAATGTATCATACCAGAACATCTAAAAAGTCGTGTTTTTCTGCTCCTATTGCTGCTGGCTATAATATTAACAGATTTGATTTACCTATTGTTCAGAAATTGAGCACCAGATATAATCACACGAATAAAGAAGGAAAGTCTAGTCTCTTTTATCCAAGAGATGTTCTAGATGTGATGAATATGGTATTTTGTTGGTTTGAATCTAATAATGATATTAAAAACTATCAATTAGATCATATAAGGGAATATTTAGGTCTGAGCAAAGAAGGTTCTCATGATGCTCTTAAAGATGTTAAAGATACAGCAGAAATTCTAATAAGATTCCTGAAACTACATCGCAATGTATCTAAGAAAGTTAAATTTAAAGGGTCTTTTTTAAATGCCTGATTACTTGACATTTAACTGTGGTTGTAAATTTCCTGTCTTGAAAGAAAATAATAGTACTAGAATAAATTTTTCTCCTAAAATAGAAGAGATTAACCTATTCTGTTCTAAGACCTGGGATCTTATTTCCTCTGGCAATACTAAGGGCTGTTTCCAACTAGAATCTAGACTTGGACAGACTATGGCCAAAAAACTGAAACCAGAAAATATTGAGCAATTATCGGCTCTGATTAGTATTATGAGACCAGGATCTTTAGAGGCTATTAGAGAAGGAAAATCTGTATCCAATCATTTTATAGACAAAAAGAATGGATTAGAGAGCGTAGATTATTTTCATCCTATTTTGGAGGAATCTTTAAAATCTACATATGGAGAAATGATATATCAGGAACAATCTATGCAAATTGCTCAAACAGTTGCTGGCTTCAATCTACAAGAAGCAGATATGTTGAGAAAGGCAATAGGTAAGAAAAAGCCAGAAGAAATGGCCAAAGTTAAAAAAAGATTTTTGGAAGGAACCAAAGAAAAACAAATAGTAACACTAGAACAAGCAGAAGAGATTTTCAGCTGGATAGAAAAAAGTCAAAGATATAGTTTTAATAAATCCCATGCTGTAAGTTATGCTATCAATGCATATCTATCGGCTTATGCCAAATCTCATTTCCCCAGAGTGTTTTTTGCATCATATCTTAAATTTGCAAAAGATAAGATAGACCCACAGCAAGAAATAAAAGAACTAGTTAGAAATGCAAATGAAATGAATATCTTGGTTAAGAATCCAGATTTCAGAAATCTAAATCAATTTTTTATATTGAAAAACAAAGACATTTATTTTGGTTTGACAGATATTAAAGGGGTGGGTCAATCTGTATACCAGAAAATATTAAATCTATCAGCAGATAAAAAAATCGAAGAACTATCCTGGTATGAGATTGTATATCATATACTATTAAATATTAATTCTGTGGCGGCTAAAGCCATGATATCTACTGGTTGTTTTGATTATTTCAAGAAGAATAGAATAGAATTATTATTTGAATATGAGATATGTGCTATCTTAACAAAAAAAGAGCTAGAGTATTTTATTAGCTCACTATCCCTTAATAAGGACTCTAAGTCTTTAATACTTATATTAGAATATATGTTGAGTAATTTTAAAATCTTAAAAAAAAGACAAGAAGTCATTCAAAATAGTATTAATGCTCTTAAAAATCCTCCATTTTCTTTAACAGATAAAATAGAATGGCTATCTGATAGTGAAAGTAGTCTTCTGGGAGTTTCTATTTCTTGTTCTAAACTTGATTCATACGATATTAGTATGTCGAACACAGACTGTAAAACATTTAAAACATCCTCAATATCTTCCAAAATTATAATTGCCGGAGAAATAACTGGTATTAATATTATTAAAACCAAGACCGGTAAAAATCCTGGTCAAGAAATGGCTTTTGTTAGTATAGAAGATCAAACAGGCATACTAGATTCAGTAATATTTTTCCCAGAGCAATGGACTAAATATAAAACCCATATATTTGAAGGAAATATTCTCATTTTTACAGGAAATAGAGCGAAGAGTAAAGACGGATTGATTGTTGATAAATGCTTTGAGCCCATATCCTAAAAATAAAAAGGGCCTCCGTCTTGACATTACTGCTCGTTTAAATATCATAGAGTGTTGCGTTGGATTTGTTTATTTTAACTAAGGAGAATTGATATGAATATTGCTATTTTAAGAGGTAATTTGGCCAGAGATGCAGAACTAAGAGTTGTTAATACAGGAGGTAAGCAGACTTCTGTGGTTAATTTTACTATTGCTGTTTCTCGTGAGTATACCAAGTCTAATGGAGAGAAGGATAAGATTACCTCTTTCATTAATTGCGAAGCTTGGGACAGTGGTGCTGAAATTATTGGTTCTTCTTTCAAGAAGGGCGATTTGGTTCTAGTAGAGGGATCTCTCAGAAATGATACCTGGGAAAAGGATGGCGTTAAGCATAGTAGCTTAAAAGTTCGAGTTAATAATTTCTCGAAAATCACCAAGCTTTCTAGGAATAAGCAAACAAATGAAGAAGCAGAGAGCGTGGCTTTCTAATAATTTTGTTCTCAAATAAATTTATCAAAATAAAGACGGGGGCGAAAGCCCCCTCTTTTATATCTTATGCAAAAAGAAAAATTAAAAGTATTGATGTGTTCTGAGGCCAGCTTTATAAAATCTGGATTCGGAGTATATGCAAAAGAGATACTTTCTAGGCTACATAAGACAGGTAAATATACTATTGCTGAATTTGCTTCATATGGTTTTGTTAATGATCCAAGAGATAAAGAAATAGATTGGATTTATTATGCTAATGCTGTAAAAACAGAGGATCCTAGATATGCTGAGTATATGTCTAGAGGAGATAATCAGTTCGGTCGCTGGAGATTCGAAAAAGTTGTTCTAGATTTCAAACCAGATGTTGTGATAGATGTTAGAGACTACTGGATGACAGCTTATCAAAAAATATCTCCTGTTAGGAAGTATTTTCATTGGGTTTTAATGCCAACGGTGGATTCTAAACCGCAACAAGAGGAATGGATAGAAACATTCTTAGATGCTGATGCAATATTTACTTATTCTGATTGGGGTGCAGAAGTACTAAAGTATCAAACCTCTAATAAAATTAATTATATAGATACGGCCTCACCCGGTGTTGATCTTGGTACGTTCAATATACAAGACAAGAATCAGATTAGACAAAAATTCAATCTTCCAACAGACGCCTTTGTAATAGGCTCTGTTATGAGAAATCAAAAAAGAAAACTAATTCCAGAACTATTTAGTAGTTTCAGAAAACTGCTAGATATTTTAGAAACTAAAGACTATGCTTCTGGAGCACGAACATTTTTGCACCTACACACAAGCTATCCAGATGCTGGCTGGGACATACCAGAGCTGCTTAAAGAATATAGACTATCGAATAAAGTTTTATTCTCTTATATTTGTCGTAATTGTCAAAATTTGGAATGCAGCGTATTCCAGTCTCCTAATAAAATTTGTAAACAATGTTTTCAGAAAACAAGCTTTCTGCCCTCTGTTACCCACGGAGTAAGTACTGCACAATTATCTCAGGTTTATAATAATTTTGATTTATATGTCCAATATGCTATTTGTGAAGGATTTGGTATGCCACAAGTTGAGGCAGGAGCCTGTGGTGTACCCGTAATCACTATTGATTACAGTGCTATGTGTGATATTATAGATAAGTTAGGGGCTATGAAAGTAAGAACTCAAACACTATTCACAGAGTTAGAGACTAAAGCTTTAAGAGCATATCCTAATAATGACGATATGATCAAGCACGTTTTAGATTTTATGAACTTGCCTATTTCTATACAGAATAAAAAGAAAATAGAAACGAGAATTGCTACTGAAAAAAATTATAATTGGGATATAATAGCTAAAAAATGGGAAAAATATTTAGATAATTTAGATCTATCACAACAAAAATATAAGTGGAATAGTAGAAGCGAAATATTAGAACCTATTATAGATAAAAAATCAATAGATCAGTCTAATTATTTTAATAGTTTATTTGAGATAGTGAGTAATAAACTTCACGATTCTGATAATATTGGGTCTTTAAAATATCTAGAATTACTCAAAAATGCAGATTACGGATTTGTTCAGAATGTTACTAGTATACAACCATATAAATTTACAGATATATATGAACATATTAATATATTGATAGATAATAATAATAGGGCAACATCTGTTAGAGAAGAAAATATTTCTTTTGATACAGAAGACTTTATACGGTACGCAAAAATTAAACAATTACAATGAATACATTATTTATAGGACCAACCACTCAACCAGATAATATTGGTCTAACATCTAGATCATATCTAGAATATATAGAGTTGTCAGAAAAATTTAAAAATCAAATAGTTTCTAGGCCCATTATATTAGATAGAGGACTCGTAGACCCTCTGTTACCTCCATGTAAATCTCACAACAGGAACTTAGATCAAACAGAGATTTTTATACAAAATTTACCACTTGATATGCTGGTATATAACCCTAAATTTTCTAAAAATATAATAATACCAATTTTAGATCATAAAAAAAATGTTAATTCAATACATAAGAGTATTTTACAAAAAGCCGATAAGATACTATGTAATAATCCTATTGACTCTGATAAGATATTATCCTGCGGCGTAGATCCCAAAAAAGTATCACTATTTCGAATTCCTTTTTCTGTAAATCCAGATACAAAAAATAAAAAATTAAATATTGGCATATATAACAATATGTATAAGTTTTATTTTATCGGAGAATATAAAAAAAATATTGATATAGTACATAAAATTATTATTTCTTTTTTAAGTACATTTAGAACGAATAATAATATATGTTTGATTCTATGGGTTGCTTTGACAGAACCAGAAAAAAATCGTCTGTTTGAGTATTATGAAAATACTAAGAAAAAAATGAAAATTAATAGTGGTATAGACCAGATATTATTTATTCAGAGACCTATAGATTATGCGGAGATCGAGATTCTACACAATACAGGTAACACATATTTGGCTCTAAATGATAATTTTTATCCATTTATAGATGAGCAGTATGCTAGCATATATGAATCTAATATAATTAGTCGGTCGCAACTTAATAGTACAACAACCCCATATTACGGGGATTCAGATTACTATCCGTCCGATACTTATGAAGATATATGTATAGACAGCTTGTCTAGAAAAATGATGGATAGGGTTAGCAATCAAAATATGATATATAATAAACAAAAAACTAGAGTGGACTTGCTTTCTATATTATGAGTATTTATTTTCCAATTTATAATTTAATTAAAAATAGTCAACACTTATCTGATACTAAAAGTATAGACATTCTATATTCAAAGCATAATAGTATTTTTGATATGTGTTTAGAAGATATTTATAGACTTAGTATCAAAAATATAGATACTGACCAAGATATTAATTATTTTTTAGATTATCATATATACGCTACTAACACACTATTAGAACATATAGACAAAATAAAAACTATTCAAGAATACCATTTAATAGATTGTATCTTTGCCCACGAGCCTCTATCGTTATCTATAAAAAAAGAAGATAAATATCTTATATTAGAACAACTAAAGAGAACGCCTATTGTATCAACTAACAATAGAACAAAAAGTTATTTTGAGAATAGTTCTCATTCAATACTATATCACATCCCGTATGGTATTCCTGAACACGAATTAAATTCAGGAGATAGGAAACCTATAGTAGTTGTTAATCTTAATAATGATGACCAAACAAACAGGCTTTTTTCATATATAAAAACACATATTCCAGAAGCAGAAATTATTTCATCTATAAATCAATACTCTACTATAAGTAGTATACTAAGTAAATTAAATGAATATAAAGTTATAATAGATACTAAATTAGATATTAATATTTTGTGTGGACTTCTAAGTGGTTGCATAGCCATTACCGCTAATGGAATATCTTACGGAGATAGTATAGAGATCAATAAGCCGGAAGAAATTATATCTATAGCAAAGACATCTATTCAGGATTATAATATCAATAATAGATTAGCTATTATAGAAACACTTAAAAAAGAACATAATTATAGATTATTTACTAATAATTTAATAGAATTAATAGAACAGAAAATATGGAGACCTTACATATGAGTAGAATTATTAATATTTATATAGATATAGAACCAGATCAAAATCAAGAATTGAATAATATACATATTGATAATATTTCAGTAGTGCCTAACTATTCTATAAATAAAATTTTGCTTCAAGACGCACAAAAGATAGAAGAAAATAAAGTTAATAAGCTTTTGACAGAAATAATGACAAAGCTTACCATGGGTGGGGAAATAATTATATCATTTATAGATTTCAACAGCCTCTGCTATGACTATCTCAATAAGATATTAACAGACAAAGAAACAATGAAATATATTCATACTATAAAAAATATTTTATCTTTTAAAATAATAGAAAGTACACTAGATAATAGACTATTTAGAATTGCAAAAATAGATAAAAACAAATATAATTCTATCATAACCATAGAAAGAATACAGCTATGAGTATCAGTACAAACTGTCAAGACTGCATTTTTGCTCAACCAGTAGAGAGCGGCAATAAGCCCTGCTCACTAGGTATTCCGGATCTTGTACAAGACTCTAAGCCGATATCTATTAGAAATAATTATTATTATATAGACGATTATGTTTGTAGATTTGCTTTTAGTAAAAAAATATACGAGGAACATAAAGAAGAACTAAATACTGTAGATATGGTACAACTGCTTAGTGATAGAAGTGGGATAAAATACTATTTGATTCTAAAAATAAAGAATGAAGATAACATAGAAGAACTTTGCGACACTATTAATAAATTAACCGTAAAACCAGTATATCTATCTTTTGCTTTATGCGAGTACAGTCACACAAAAGCTCTTATAAAAACACTAGAAAATAAACTAGACAAAAATATTAAATGGAAAATTCATAATTTCATCGAAGTAAACCATGAAAGCTTATTGATATCTAATATATTAGACACCAATAAAAAAGCTAATAATAGTCATTATTTTATTTTTTTTAATAGTGAAGAAGCTGGTAATTTAGAACAATATATAATGAGAATAAATACTATAGTAAATATAGAACAAAAATCTTTTAGTATATTAGCTAAAAAACAAGGCGAGATAAATGGAGTTTTTGTGCCATTTGAAAATTATGTATTCCTAAGACCATATCTGGAATCTGAATATTTTTCAGAAATATTTAATAATACAAACTGTAAAGTAGAATATTATGTTTGATGCTTTTATTTTAGTTCCAGAAATCACAAGAGGAATGAAATCCATAGGATCGAAAGCTCTATTAAAAATTAAACAGTCATCAGCTGTTCTAGATTATCAGATAATGCAACTTAATACTATTAAAGGGCTTGAGACTATTCATATCGGCACAGGATTTGAATCGGAAAAAATTAAAAAAAACACAAACAAGTATAGTAATATTAATATTATATTCAATGAAGAATACAAAACCACCAACCAAACAGCCTCCCTACTACTTTATCTGCAACAAAACAAGCCCAAAAATATACTGATTATAAGTAGTGGTGTTTTATTTAAGAATCTCTTTCATCGTTGCGAACATAACAACCATTCTAAAATATATATGATTGACAAGCCTAAAAATAATTTCAACATAGGTTGTCATGATACTGAAAGAATACAGTATTTATTTTATGATTTTCCTATAGTCTGGAGCGAGTGCGTTTATTTCAATGAAGAAACAATGAGTAGATTACAGCATCTGTCCGATAAAAAAAATCTAAATCAAAACTATCTTTTTGAAACAATAAATATTTTATTGAATGAGAATTTAAGTTTTGATAAAGTTTTTGTAGATAAAAAAAATATACTAAAAATATCTAGTTTAAAAGATATACCAAAAGCAAAATTATTCGTATGAAACTTTTTATTCAATACTACAGGTCTAAACTTATAGATAATTTGATCTCTTTACGAGACCTAAATAATATAGATATAATATCACAATCTGTAAATAAAGATATTTACAAAATACACACACAAAATAACTGTACGCACTATCTATTTGATGATATTTTAATAGATAATGAAATTCTAGATTTTATAACAAATCATCATGGAACTAATAAGATTAGTATCTATCATACCAATAAATTTAATATAGATCTGTATAAAAGAATAGAAAACTTACAAATAACTCATCTGTGTCATGATAAAAATATTAATTATCCTATTATACATATACCCACTTTATATAACCCTGGTTTATGTATCAATACCGGAGACCGTGGTAGAAAGTATCATATCATAAGCTTTCTGGAGAATATATCAGAGATACCATTAGAGTTAAAACAACATTTATACCCTAATAAGAAAATAGATATTAAATTATTTAATCATATTTTATTCAAACATCCTCAAAATATGGGAACTATTACAGAAGTTAATAAAATTGAACTATTGAATAATACTAAATATTATTTGGTAATTAATGATAAAGACTATGCGCTAGAAGCCAAACTATGCGGCGCTATTCCTATAAGCTTAGACGAGATTGAATCTTTATCGGGTGAATCGACGCAGAATATCTCAGAACTTAATACATCAACATATCTCAATTTTTTATATGATAATATACTATGAAATCTAAAAATTTAGGCTTGATACTAATTAAGTTACAGAATGCAGATATATATAATTCTATTGTAGACACCACACAAAAATTAATTGATAATAATCCATATAATAATATATGCATATTCAATAGTTTCTGTGATAAAATAGACATTAAAAATATACCTATTTTACATTTGAGTCATGCGAGATTTTTCCAAGGAGATCTTATAATATTTGATATAGCGTCTTTGTTGTTAACTAAAAATTTTACCAATATTAAAAATAGATATTTTTATGCCTACAATATTCCATGGATAGATGATCCTTCTGTTTTATTTCATCAGTGGAAATCTTTATTTGATCATAATAATATTAGTATTATAACTAAAAACCAAGAATTATTTGATATATATGAACTATGCTGGAAAAAACCTATAGGAATTACGGAGACATTTAATTATGAAGAACTTGAACAAATCATATAGTAAGCTATCTAGTCAAGAAAAAAGTAAACTGATTAATGATTTATATACTACTAAAAATCATAGCTTTGCTGACATTGCTTCTTTATATGATACTTATGCTAATCGTATAAGAAGAGATGCTATAAAATTTAATATACCTATACGGAATAAATCAGAAGCACAAAAAAATGCTTTGGGCTCAGGCAAGCATAAGCATCCAACAAAAGGTAAAAAAAGAGATCAACAGACCAAAGACAAAATAGGAATGGGCGTACTAAAAGCTTGGGACAAACTAGATAATGTAGAACTACAAAAACGAAAAGAAAAGATTAGAGATAATTGGGAACAAATGAGCGAAGATAAAAAAGCTTCTATAATAAAATTAGCAAACAACAGTGTTAGACATACTAGTAAAGTAGGATCAAAATTAGAAAAATTCCTATTATCAGAATTGCTTGCTCATGGCTTTGATGTAGAATTTCACAAAGAACAAAGTCTTATAAATACCAAGTTGCAGATAGACCTGTTTCTGCCTAAGATTAATATAGCAATAGAAGTAGATGGTCCGTCTCACTTTCTTCCCATCTGGGGAGAGGACGCTCTTAAAAAAACACAAACTTATGACTCCAAGAAACAAGGACTGATTTTGGGAAAAGGTTTGGTTCTTATAAGAATAAAACAAACCAAAGACTTTTCTAAGAGTAGGTCTAGATTAATATTCGATAATTTAATGAAACATATTAATATTATATCATTAAAATTTCCTCCTGTAGATCAAAGAAATTTAGAAATTAAGGACTAATTATGACACCAAAGAAAAAAGATATAGTTGAGCCTGTGAACGCAATAGCTAATGAAGTTCCTCCTGTTGTATCTCCTAATGATCCGGAATGGACTGAACATGTGCTAGGTATGCTTAATGAGGACGAGAAAATTGCAGGGAATCCTACCACAGATGGATTACGCAGAATTTTTGAAAAATGTTTAAATTGCGATCTTATAGAATCAACTACCGAAGTAGTCCAGTCTCCTTCTCCCGAAAACGAAAAAAGGGCCACAGTAGTCCACAGGCTGGCCTTTTATTTAAAAGACGGCTCTGTTCCCGAAGAATCTAAATACAGGTCTGTAAGTGGTGCTGCTGACGTTTACTGGGGAAATTGTGATAAGATCTATCGTAATCATCCAGTTGCCGTGGCCGAAACCAGAGCAGAGGGCAGAGCTTTGCGTAGAGGTCTAAAACTAAGAAAAGTAGTAGCGGCAGAAGAGGTTGCCAAGGATATTGAGGACCATCCAGATGAAAGTACAGTCTCTAAGATTACAAATAATCAAATTAATTTTATTGACGTAATGGCAAAAAGACTTAATATAAATGTTAGCAAGTTATTGGAAACTAACAACTTGGAACATAAAAACATATATTTGCTGGGACATGAGGATGCTGTTTCTATCGTGAGACTACTATCCAAATTCCAACAAAATATTAGTGATATACCACCAGAAACCCTAGGCTATAATACTGAATGGAAGTGATACAATGAAAGTAAATTATAAAGCAAATGATAAGCTAGAATTTGAGCTAGAAGGATCAGGACAAAAGGAAATTTTTAAAGAACTAGCCTTGATACAAGAAATATTTAGTGAAACTAAGTGTGGCTTGTGTGGTAGTACTAATATACGTTTTATAGTAAGAAATGTAGACGGTAATGACTACTACGAACTTAAGTGCAACGATTGCGGAGCTGTTCTGGCATTTGGTCAACACAAAAAGGGTGGAACCTTATTCCCAAAAAGAAAAGATGATGACGGTAATTATTTGCCAAATAAAGGATGGTATAAATATCAGTCGAATAAAAAAGACTAATTACCATTTTTCTATCGGACAAGTACTATCTTTTTGAGTTAATTTGCCAGCAAATACTGTAGTATTCATAAGTATACATCCACATTTTGAACAGGTATTATTACTGTAAAACTCACAACTCTTACAGATACCCAATCTGCGAGATACCTCTGTATCTTCGCATAAAATAACATTATCGACTGTGGATGATGCTAGGTCTTTTATCTCTTCAATTTTTTGTTCTATGAATAGAGACGAGCACGGGAATATAGGAGGTTCCGTATTCTGATCACTAATAGTTATTTTCATTTTGCATTTAGAGCATATATAATTATTATTTCCTAAATATATATAATCACAAAAAATATTATTTATCTTGGTCATATTCGTATGGTATCCATTCAAAGGGTTCGAGATTATTAAACTGATTACTATTCTTATTCTCTATACCGTCTACACTACCAAAAAATGCTCGAAAGATCATCTCATTTTGTAATTTATAATAGTCTGGTATCTCTATAGAAGAACCTGTTTCTGAATCAACAGAATGCCACGCAACAAAATAGTTGTTAACTTCGGCACCAGAATTAACTCCAGATCTATAGTAGCTACCATCAGTACCAGGAATCATATTGCTATTATGCTGATCTATATTTCTTAATTTTCTTGGTATATTTCTAAATTGAACATAAAGCCTTTCTGTACTATCCAAGTTAAAAATATCTTGAACTTTATTCTTAACATTTCCATCTGGTTCTAAATTACTCTGATTAATTAGTTCTCTTGATGGCATCCAATATTTTTCATATGCTATTACTACTACATCTCTGTTTGTGGAGGCACCGCCTACGTTATCTGCATTTAAAGCAAAAGTTCTTGTTGGACCCCCTGCTTTGGGACCGGACATGGTAATTTCTTCCCAAGAAGTTATCGAAGGATATTGTTGTTTTTGTGCATCTACAATATCTTTTGGTACAGTATATGTGAAGGTGGTGACTTTATTATCAAACTGCATATCTTTGCCTAAACCAGGAGGAAAAGATGGTGTCTCCGTCGCACAAACATGCTGAAAATTTACTGCCGCGATAGGAATTTGACCAAGTCCTCCGGCTGCGGTTTTTATGGTAGACACACACTCATATTCTATTTTACTTAAAATTTTTATCGTAGCGTCTCTTGCTAAAGAACATCCCTGATGAGGATCTATATTAATCCAGTAATTATCATCATTTGTTTTATTTTTTATTATAACCGCTCCATATTCATCCAGAGTTATCTCTATAGTTTCATATGGTAATACTCCGTTTAGTGGCAAGGGTTCATATGAAACAAGGTTGACTGATGCTGTTGGAGTTGGTGTTGGTGCTAGGGTTGATCCTGTGGTGGTTGGTGTCGGGGTCTTTGTATCCTTTGTAATTTTTTTAGCATAAGTGTTTAGTGTTTGAATTATCTTATTTTTTTCATTATATAAAGTATTTAATTTATTTTTAATTATTTTTTGTGGACATTCGGTTCTACCAGAATTGGTATAGCACTCGGGAAGATCAGGTTCAAGTTTTTTAGATAAAGATATAAGATCAGGAATACTTAGAGTATTAATTTTATCTATAGTAATATTTTCTTCATTAGATGATACCAGATCCAAATCCGACAGCCTACCTGTTAAAATGTCGATGTCTGATTTTGTTATTGCATTTATAGGAGTTTCAACTATATAGTCATTTTCAATTTCTATATCTCCATAATCTATAGTTGTAATAGAAGTATTGCCTTCTGCATCTGGTTCAGAAGTTTTTTCAAAAAACGATTTGGTAAATTGATCGCTTTTTAAGTCAATAAAAATAAAATTTTGTTGATTTTTAAAAGTAGTTTGATTTAGAATAATTTTATTAATTTCTTTAATAAGTAATTCTTTAGCAGTATCATTTGTGTCGTTGGATACTAATTTAAAATTATTATGTATAAAATACGATAAATCTTCCATAGAGTATGCTTTACCAGAAATTTTAGCTCCGGTCAGAATCTTTTTTTTATCTCCAAGAGTAAAAGTTATTTTATTATATTTATATTTATCGTTTTCATGATTATTGAAAATATCATAAATATTATCCAAATGATTATATTTTTCTACGCTACTAAGAATATTTGGTCTTAGAAAACTAGAGCCAGTACCATACGACCCTTCTCCTAATAGTGAAAAAAACTGATCTGGCACTATTCTTGTCTGATTATTAACTACAGATTTTTCTAAACCCCATCTATTAAATGGTAAATTTTCTGTAGAAATAGTCTTTTCTGGTTTATATACTAATAATACATCCGACTGGAAAGTGTTAAAAGCTATGACCCCAGAGGACGGAACGACTACACTATTTGTTGATGAAAGTGTTAATATTGTATATAATAAATTATTTTTTATAATAGTTCCTGTATTTTTTATCTTATATGTGTCTTTGTTTATAGAAACTGTATTATTCTTATTAAAAAAATGATACGCTCTTGATCCTTGTATTAGTACAGAAAAAACTTTTGATTCAGATGTTCCTAGATCCGGAGTGGCAAGAGTATTTAAATCTAAATCTATAATATTATAATCTATTAAATTTTTTATTAATAATGCTTTAGTAATTTTTTCCCAACTATTTTTAGATATAAAATAAAAACCATTATTAGCAGTATTAGACAAACCCCCAACAGGGGCATTGATCTCAACTATATCTCCTTCTCTAAGCTCATCAGTTTCTCCAGACATTTTTTCATCGGTAGTTAGAGTTGTTTTTATATCCAAAATATCTCTCAGAGAAGATATTGTTGTAAAATCAAAAGTAGACAAACCTTCGCATATGTCTTTGTGTAGTCGAATAAATTTATATTTATTATTATTTAATATGGGGGTATTCGTATATTTAAAGATACTGGCTTCTAATTTATACCATATTAGTTTGTCTTTACTAATATTGAGTAAAACTTTTTCTGGATTACCAAAACCCCAAGTATCATAATCTCCTTTATTAACAAGATATGCTAAACTATTTAATAGCTCCGTATTTCTTATATCACTAAGATAAGAAAGGATCTCATTATATCCTGCTGACATATCTGTACCCAGAGATCCTAACAATCCCATTAAACCACCGCCAGCCCCTCCTATGAGTAGTCCAGGCCCCGCTAGTATTTGTAGTATAGCATGGCTAGGGAATTCTGGTGGTCTTAGAAAACTAGTTCTAGTTATTATTGGGTCATCATATACACATAAATTAATATTGTTGAAATAGTTGTTTGGAGCATTGAGATTTACTGGAGGAATAAGATACTTCTTATCTTCAAAACTTGCAATAAAATTATATCCCGGTATTTTAGGAGAATTATCATAGTCTATTAATCCTAAAGCGTCTTTATCTATAAATTTAGGAGAGCTACTGGTGTGTAATATCAATTCCCAGCTACACAAAGAATTGTTTAATTGTGAAGACTGGCGAATTTCTTCTGTATTTTTATAATGACTCAAAATATCGTTATTAGACAAGTTATCATACAGCCTCATCTCGTCTGTATCTTCAACGACTGCTACTTTAAGTGTGAATTTTGTAGCTCCATATGGCAGAGCATCTGTGTCTTGAAATAATGGTAGTTCTTTAAATTGAGCAAATTTATTGTAATATAAATTAATATGATTATTTAATAAAATTTGTTTATGTTTAAAACTGTCTATGTCATTAAATCCAGGAGCTGTTATAGTCGGTTGGATATGTAATTCGTTACTTACAACATTTTGTGTCTTATTAATATTTTGAACTAAATTATGGTTTGTTAATACATTTATATACGGAGCCCTATCAGAAAATTTTAGAGAAACATTATATTGATTATGTGATATATGGTCTTGATTTAATAAATATAGTTTTATTTTCACAGCTGGTGGAGTCTCGTCGTCTTCTAATGTCGGACATACAGTTTCTGGTTTATTCATATTATATATAGCTTCCAAATACCTATAAGTATCTTCTGGCAAACTATTTTTTAAAGAGTCTAAACCTAATTCATTATTATATAAATAATCATCTGCATTTATTTTATTTCTCCTACTAGCACAAAATATTTTAGCTGCTTCTGGAGCAAGATCTGCTTCTAACCAAACTATTAAATTTTTAGTATTAACATAATTTAAAAAATTTAGTTTAACTTCTATGTCTTCAATTTTTAAATTATTTATTTCACTAGATTGTAATACTCTAGGATAGTCTCTGGGAATTTTTTTAGGAAGTCTTGAGCCTCTCACAGTAAAGAAATAATCTACTGAAACTTCACTACCTATATTGGTAGAGATACTACTATTGTTAATGATAGGACAAGCAGGATCCACTAAGCTTTTATTTTCATCGTATATAAATTCATCAAAAAAAACATTTTGACTATTGCCATTGTTTAAATTTCTTATGCCTAGATGGGTATTAAGGTCTTGTATTTCTTTCTGTTCGTCTTTGTCTTGTTTTGCTTCCATTTGTTCAGCATCCGGTTCTCCAACAGATTTTTCTGGTAATATTTCTTTAGTAATTCCTAAATTAATAGAACTAGAATAAATATTAGGAACATTAATTTCATCTATATAAAGAGATTCTAAATTAGTAAATCCAGAGCCTTTAAAAGTAAAAGTTTTTCTATGTGCTGTATTAAATTTCAATGAACTAGTTTTATTCTTAATAGTATCATACTCTTTTTGATCTATACCAGAATACTTTTGCAAAACGCTATTAGTGGTGGCAGGATCAATAATCCATCCAGAATTAGGATGAAAAACACCTTTATGAAACTCTGATATATATTCAGAATCAGCTGAATAATTTATAGGTTGAAGATAGCATAAATGTTTTGTTTTTCCATTTCTTTCAGGAACTGTCATAGGATTACCAGTCACCAAGGGTAAAGCAACTCCTGGTGCTGGATGATTAGGCAAATTTATACCCAATTTATCTATAATTTCATTAGGATATCCGCCGTATGATAGAATATCCGGAGCATACTTATTAGATACTTTTGGATAATCAAACTTCTCTTGACCAACTCGTCCTTGATTATTATATGTATTTAAATAAAAGTAGTCAGGATAAAAAAGTTCTCTATGATAGTCAGCGGAATCTTTATCTTTAGCAAAAAGATTTTCGTAAAAGCTTTTACACTGAGCACAGTCTGGACAATCTTTACTATCCCTCATATTCTCTAGTATAATCTGTCTAATTTGTATTTTAGTATTATTTGGAGTATATCCTAATACTAGATCGGCATCTTTTTGTTGTACTGACTGTACGTCAAAAGCAAAACGAAATTTACCTTCTAGTCTTGATGATTTAAAATCGCCAGCTTCATATATATATGAGTTACTTTTTAGAGGCCAAAATAATCCATATTTACTAATAGCTATTTGAGATAATGATGGACACATTATGTTCAAATTATCAGATGATAATCTAATAGGCTCCCTAGGAAAAATAACAGGCTGATTAATAATAGATGGTTGATTTTGAATAGTAGTAGGAGTATCAACAACATTAATTGTTACAAAATCTTGCACAGATCCATTTTCTGTAGTAACCAAACAACTAATAACATATTTACCAATACCATAGATATAGACTGTAGGTTGAAAGTATGTTGAATTTTTTAATCTATATACTCTGTTTTTGTCTTTATTAAAGTCGCTAAATCTCAAACATTTTCCAGATACTTGGTTCCATAGAAAAGAAGAATTTGGTATACCCGTTGTCACTCTGTCTAAATTTATCTCTATTTCTTTACCTTCTTTGTATGTTTTTTTATCTACCTGATAAAGAATATCCGGCCCTGCTGTAAAAATACTATTGTTAGTATTGGTATCTTTCTTTTTAGCTATATCATATAGAGGTATTGTTTTATTCTTATTTAGTATAATTTTACTATCTTGACTATTGATAGTAGTAGCAATAGATATATTTCCTACCGTAAAAGATTGATTGTTAAAAACGTCTATATTTTCTAAGGTTTTATCACACACGTTTTGTAGATTTTGGTTAATAAAAACATGAGGGCCATTTTCGAGCTTATTCTTATAAGTTAGATTAGTATCAGCCTCAATAGAGAGATAACCACTATATTTATTTGTGATTTTTCTGAATAAAGCTTCGCTAGATGTTATATAATTATCTGATAAATTACTTTTCGCAAGTCCGAAAGATAGGTCTTTTATAGCAGTAAAAATAATTTTACAAACATCTTTTAATGCAGATATTTCATTGTCTGTATCAGACAAAGAAGTATTTAAAAAAATAGCTACTGCTGATTGAATCTCTTCTTTTAATAGGTAGCTATGTGTGGTCCTATCCATCATAGGAGAGGTTGACAATATCTGACATAATTTTTTAAGAAGCCTTGCTTTTCTTAGATTTAAACCAGATCCCATACCTTTAATGTTTTTGATAGATAATAAATTATATATTTCCCTATAGTTATTATATAAACATGGCGACAGATAAGAGTTAGAAGCACTCGGGCTTTGTATAGAATATGAAGTATTTTTATCTTTAACATTATTAAAATAAGAAAACTGCTCTCCATTACTTATCCAAAGCTCAGTATACTTACTATTATTATTTAAATTATATTTATCTAAATATTTACTAAAAACTGTGGATGTGGATTTTAGATTTTTAATCAAAATTGCAGTATTAGAACTATTCTTGGGATGAAAGTAATATGTACTACGCTCCTGTGTAGATGATAATTCGCTATAGTCTACTCGACTTCTATTAGTAGAGATAAGGGTATCTTGATTATATTTTACCACTATAGAGTTTGTCTCAAGATAATCAGAACTAACAACTCTTAATATTGTACCATTTGGTACTTTAGGTAGGTTTTCTAACGAAATATTATCCTCTTTATCACTATTCCTATACCAACATAATAAGCCATATACTACATCAAATGGCACTATAGACGAATTTATGATCCAGTCATATTTAATTAATGTATTAGGATTGGACACTTTCCAAGTATTAAAAGAGGGAACAAATGATAGAAAATTTTCAATACCATATCTTTTATGTCTAAAAGAGGAATTTCTACCTAAAATTTTATTACTAACATGAGCATCATCCTTGATAAATACAGGAAGCCAAATATCTAAATCTGTAGTATTATCTAGCAAAGTATTTAAAATATCATATTTAAGAAAAATTTCATTTTCGGTATTACTCTCCTCATATTTAATTTTTATAGAGCTAGACGTTTCTATTAAACTATAAGGAGATAAATCATTTGCTAGAACACTATTATTTATAGTGCATTTTTTAAGATTATCTTTTAGGTACATAATATATTATTGCTCAACAGCGGTTATAGTCCAGTTACCATCCATAAAAGTAAACATTCCTTTTTTATCCTTTACTACTGTGTAATTAAAAGGATTACTAAAAGAAACCAACATTGTTGGTATTTCTCCTGCTTTTTTACCAGCAGCATAAGCCATTTGTATTACTGCTTTATTGCCATTATCAATAATTCCTTTACAAATAAAAGAGGGCTTAGTA